GACGTGGATACGATAAGTAGTATAGTGGGGGAGTAAGGCAATGACGCCAACCCCCGAACGAAAGGACAGAACCATGAGAGTCTTAGGAATAGAGCAAAGCGACGGCGAGCGATGCGAGTGCTGCGGCACGCCTTGCCCGAAGCGACGGGTTGCATTGGACAACGGCTTTGAAGTCCGTAAGTTCGGCGTTAGTTGCGCCGCTCTTGCTCTCACCGGCTCGAAGGGTCGCAAGGCTAGTAACCAAGTTCTTAAGGAGGCTCAGGCTAAGCAGTTTGCAGCCGACCACGGCGAAAAGTTTACCGAGAAGTTCGGCAATGAGCAGGGGTTGCAAAAGTTGGCTGCACAGCTTCGGACTCGATTTTGCAACGCAACCGTGGTGTGTGGCAAGTTGTTCGTGGGTTCGGAATTGGAAGGCAAAACCAACAGACAGCTTCAGGATGAGGCGTTGGGCTTGGCGTAACCCCAGCCCCGGCAGGCGGGAAGTAAAAAACCCGCCTGCCTTTTAATGCTCGCCACATTACCCGCCACCGGCAACCGTTGACCAGAACGGCATACTGGTGTAAAATAGGGCGATATGGCAGACCACTCCGCTGAGATTGCAAAACTTGAGAGCCTGTTAAATGCAGGCGCCACCAGCATGTCTGTGGACGGGCAACAGATCAGCATTGATCTGGATTCTGTCCGCCGTAGGTTGGCTGATCTTAAAGCCGAAGACGACTGCACACAAACCAACAATAAAAGGGTCAGGTCGGCCAAGATCAGCCTTGGGGGGTCGTGGTAATGCCATCAAAACGGAAGCGGCCCAAGTCGCAGTACGATGCCCTGGACACGCGCGGCAGACGGCGACAGCCGACCAAAAAGACATCCTCCGAGGATGTCATTCTGCCGCAGCGTAAGCGTGAGCAGTTGACCAGCAACACGCGCGACCTACGCCGCAACTTTGAGATGGTGGCGTGGGCTATCCGTCGCCACCTCGATTATGTGGCGTCATTCCGGTGGCAGGCGACCACCGACGACCAGGATCTGAACAAGGAACTGGAGGCATGGATGAGGCGGGTAACTAAACCCGCTATGTTCGATGCTGCCGGGCGGCACGGACTGGACCGCTTCATCCGCATTATGGAAGCGGAGCGGACCGTCAACGGCGACGTGTTCTGCCTGAAGCAGAATGACGGCACGGTCATGGCGATCGAGGGCGACCGCGTTGGAACGCCAACCGGCAACGGCGCCCGGCTCCAGAACATCGACCTGACCGAGTTTCCCAATGGCATCAAGACGGATCGACGCGGCAGGCTGAGCCGCATCATGGTCTGTGAGCGAGACAACGGCAGCTTAACGAATCCGCGAGTCCTGCCCGCCGATTTCTTCTGGCACTTGTTCTACATCGACCGCTTCGACCAGTATCGGGGCGTCAGCCCGCTTGCTTGTGCGTTGAACCGGTTCCGCGACACCTACGAGGGTATGGAGTACGCACTGGCCCGCGCTAAGGTTGAGCAGTTGTTTGCTCTGATCCTGACCCGATCAGCTGACATGCCGATGGGCGACATCTCTGGCGGCGTGGACGGCGACGGCAACGAGGACCGAAGCAGCTACGAGATCGACTTTGGGCAAGGGCCGCAGATGCTCGATATGGATCCTGGTGATGACGCCAAGTTCCTGAGCAGCGACAACCCCGGCAAGAACTTCAAGGATTACCAGCAGTTCGCTGCGATGGTGGCACTCAAGGCGCTGGATATTCCCTACAGCTTCTTTGATGAGTCGTTCACCAACTTCTACGGCTCACGCGGTTCCTTGATGCAGTACCTTAAGAGTGTGGACGCCAAGCGTGCCGACCTCGCTGAGTTCCTGTACAGCTGGACTGGCTGGCGCATGGCGGTGGCAATCCGTGACGGTGAACTGCGTGTCGGTAATCGACGCATTCCAGAGCTGGTTGGCGAGTGGCGACCTGTTGGCGTTCCGTGGTGGGATCCGTCCAAGGAGATCGACGGCCACCTCAAGGCGATCGCCGCCGGGCTGGACAACCCGCAGCGCATCGCCAAGGAGGCGACCGGCACTGACTACTTTGAGAACCTTGAACTGCGTAAGCAGGCAGAGGACTACGCATCTGAACTGGGCGTTGAGGTCAGCTTTACAGCGTCCAACCAGCAGGCGATGCGTGCAGGCGACACCGAAGGCGAAGGGGACACCGAAGAAACCCAAACCGAGGACAACGCTGATGAGTGAACGGGCGATGACATACCGCTGCCAAGTGGCAACCGATGACAGCGGCGAACGGCTGACCATCGAGGTCATGGACTACATCGACGCAAGCGGCGGCGACTGGGGCGTATCTGCCAATGAGGTAATTAACGCACTGAACGGATCCAAGAGCGCCAACGAGATCCAGGTCAACATTCACAGCGGTGGCGGCGACCTGTTTGAGGCGATGGCGATCTATAACCGACTCAAGGCGTCCACTGCGAAGGTACACGTCAAGATCGACGGCATCGCAGCGTCAGCAGCGTCACTGATCGCAATGGCAGGCGACACGATCGAGATGCCAGAGAACGCCTGGCTAATGATCCACCAGCCTTGGAGCATGGCGGTGGGCAACGCTTCGGATATGCGAGAACAAGCCGATTTCTTGGACCGGAACACGGAGATGCTGGTCGATGTGTACGCAGACCGCAGCGGCAAGGACCGCGATGATGTCCGTGAGTGGGTCATGGACGAGACTTGGTTTAACGGCCCAGAGGCTCTCGCCGCCGGGCTAGTAGATAATCTGACAGAAGCAGTCAAGGTGGCAGCTTCATCTTACATAAGCGACTTTAGCAAAACGCCGCAGGCGTTGGCGCCGGTCGCTACAAATCACAAGGAGCCTACCATGGCAACTTTGAATGTTGCGGACATCCGCAACGCATGTCCCGGCGCTGATTCGGACTTTGTTCTGTCTCACGTCGAGAACGGCAGTGACATCCAAGCAGTTCAATCTGACTGGATGAACAACCTGGCAGCACGTCTTGAGAACCGCGAGCAAGAACTCGTAGACCTCAAGTCTGCACACGGCGAAGAACTGGAAGCAGTCAAGGCCGAACTCAACGCCAAGCTGGACGAGGCAGTCGCAGCGAAGGCAGAAGCTGAAGAGAAACTCGCCGCAGTCGTGGCTGGCGTCTCGGAAGACGAAACCCCTGCCGCCGATGACGGTGGCGAAGTTGTCAAACGTACATTCGCTCAGCACGTCGCTGGCAAGTAAGAACACCCAACCGTAAGGATTTACACTCATGGCTAACGATTTCGTTTCAACCACTGAACTTCTGCAACTCGCAGACGGCAACATCTCTGACATCTCCGTCAGCGAGTTGCTGGAAGATGCACCCCTGATCGCTTCGATGGCGGCTATCACTGCCAGCAACGAAACCAGCCACGAATGGCTGAAGAAGACTCAGGCTCCTGTTGTCGGCTACCGATCCGTCAATGACGGGCGTGAAGTTGATCACGCTGAATACACCAAGGTCACGCAGGCTCTGGCTCTGTTTGATGCCTCGTTCGACATCGACGTGGCTCTGCTCAAGGCTGCAAGCGGCTCCAACCTGATGCGCCGCGAAGCTATCGACCACCTCCAAGCTGCGTTTGCCAGCTTTGAGAAGCAGGTCATCTACGGCACTGGCAACGACGCCGCTGGCTTCAACGGTCTGGCTAACGAGGCAAGCCTCGCTGCCTTTGATGACAGCATGGTTGTCGATGCTGGCGGCACGACTGCATCCACCGGCTCGTCCGTCTGGATGATCCGCACCGGCGAGTCCGCCACCTCGCTCGTCTACGGCGCTGCTGGCCGCATCGAAGTGGGCGAGTCCTACATGTCGCTGCGTGACGGATCTGTGACCGGCCAGTATGATGCCGAGCGCACTCCGATCCTGTTCTGGGCTGGCGTCCAGGTCGCCACCTCGCTCGACGCTGCTCGCATCATCAACCTGACCGAAGATTCTGGCAAGGGTCTGACTGATGACCTGCTCGGCGATGCACTGTCGCTGTTCCCGGCTGGCCGTCAGCCTAACGTCATCGCGATGAACCGTCGCTCGCTTAAGCAGCTTCAGCAGTCGCGTGTCGCAACCAACCCGACCGGCGCACCTGCACCGCGTCCGACCAGCTACGAAGGTATGCCGATCGTGGTCACCGACCAGATCGACAGCACGGAAGCAATCAGCTCCTAAGTTGAACCTTTCTCCTGCTTCGGCCCGTGGAGACGCGGGCCGGGGTTTTAATTATGAGTTCACCTTTCCAGAACATCATCAACGTAGGGCTTGAGATCCGCAGAAGCATGGCGGGCCAGACGGCGACCTACAACGACGGAACCAGCAGCGGCAGCATCACCGTGGTTCGTGGGCGTCCGTTCGTGCGTGCGGTGGATGCACTCGTCACGCAACTAGACGAGCGATACACGGACTTCATGGTGGCGGTCGATGACCTGGATGCGATCACCGGCGCCAAGCCGATGCCGGGCGATACGATTACACTGGACGGCGACACCTACGAGGTAACATACTTTCAGGGTACGCCACCGTGGTCATACGTTGACACGGCTGAGACGGAGTACAGGATCCACACGATCAAGACAGGAGACGTGTGATGGCATCAGTTGCGGCAACAATCGCAGACGCACTAAAGACAGACATCGACGCCCAAAGCTGGCCGTTGACGCTGACCACTTATCGCGAGTATATGACCAGCATCAACCGGGCAACACTGGGCAGCGAGGTACGCGTATCTATCTTTCCCTATACGCACCAGATCGAGCGCATCGCACGCAGCACGACCACCAAGACGCACGGCGTGGGCGTGGTTATCCGTGCGGCAGCAGACCCAGAAGATCCCGCATCGCTGGATGATCTGGTTGAGACAATCGAGGCTCTGGCGAGCCGATACGCTTTAGAATCAATCGGGGGCGGAACCCCGAACATCGTGCAGATGTTACTAGCCGACCAACTGTACGACGTAGACCAGTTAGCCGACTCCCGTTTGTTCGTGGGCGGCATCACAATCAACTACCAGACGAGGTAAAAAAATGTCCAAACTCGACGGCTCACTGTTCAAGTTGTACTACAACTCAACCCCGATCACTGACGCATCTGATGCTGCTATCGCTGCCGCTTCATGGACTGAAGCTGTGGACGTGGCAAGCGTGACCCGCAACTCTGACCGGGCACAGAACGACTTCAACGCTCGCAGCGGCGTCATCACGACCACCGGACCGGCGAAGCGTACCCTGTCGTTTGAGATTGCCTACGACACCGCAGACGCTTTCTACTCGGCTCTGGAAACTGCCCACGACACCAACGCCGCCATCGCCCTGGCAGCTTGTGACGGCGCGATCGCAACCACTAGCACGCAGGGCAGCGTCGCCAACTTCCTGATTTCTGGGTTCACCCTGACCGAGCCTGATAGCGGCCCGGCCACCGTGTCCGTGGAAGCGGCTCTGACTAGCTTTGGCAACTGGGGCTATGTTGCACCGTAAGATGCACATCACGCTGGGCATGATCCGACAAGTACGCAGCGAGGTGGGTATTGATCTACTTCGCGCGTACGAGTCGGATGTCCAGCATGTGCTGGCGTCGGATCCGGTTGCCGTGGGTCAAATCGTCGCGATCTGCGGCGGACCAGAGGACATCTCTGGCGACCTATTGGGCGAGTGGTGCGACAAGCTGATGGATGCACTCGTTGAGTTCTTTCCAAAGAAAAGCATCTTTGACGATTTCGTTGAGCCTGGCGAAGGCTCATCTACAAGTGGGTTCGATCCGTGGCGCGTTGTGTTCCGTGCGTCAGGTATAATCGGACAGCCACCCTGGGACTACTCGATGCGTGAGTTAATCTGGGCAGCACAAGGGGCGTTTGAGCCTTTTGCGGAGGCAATGGCCCTAGAGATCAACAAGGCCGCAAGGCGCGGCAAGTCGATCCACCCTGAGACGATCAACCCGTGGCATCCGCGAAGGCCACGAACAACGAGGCGCGCCCGTGGCTAGGCAAGGTCTGGTACAAGTTAGCTACAGTCAGTTCTTTGACCGAGACGCTGTACTAAAAAGATTGGACCGCAGCGAAGCCAGGCTTCTGAGTCAGGCTGGCGCATGGACTAGGAGAACTGCCAAGTCCTCCATCCGCAAGCGCAAACGGATCAGCGAGCCGAACAAGCCACCATCGTCTCACACTGGCTTCTACAAAAAGTCGATCCTGTTTGGATACGAAAAGAAGAGGAGAAGCGTGGTCATCGGGCCTAGTGCCAGCTTTGGCGGGTCTAAAGTGCCCAACCTGCTGGAGTTCGGCGGGATCGGCAAGTATAGAGGCAAAACGGCAAAATATAAGGCACGGCCACACATGGGGCCAGCGCTTAAGGAAGAAGCGCCGAACTTTCCCACACTGTTCACCAACTCAATAAGGAATTAGGACATGCAAACATTTACGGACAACAACGGACGCGACTGGCAGGTCAAGGTCAACCCGATCACGCTGGGCAAGATTGAGCAGGCAACCGGCGTCAGCTTCTCGGCGGATCCAGAGGACGGCGAGGGTCCGATCGTGCGGATCGCCACAGACTGCATGTACGCCTTCCATGTGTTGTGGGTGCTGTGCGAGGCTCAGGCAAACGAGCGCGGCGTCAGCAGCGAGGACTTTGGCGACGCACTGGTGGGCGACGTTCTGGGCAAGGCTCAGACTGCACTGTGCGAAGCCATTGCTGAGTTCTACCCTGACGCCGGGCGACGCGACGCGGTGCGGCGTGTGTTCCGTGTGCTGAAGTCAGCGGAGGAGAAACTTCTGGCAAAGGCAAACCAACAACTCGACAACTTGGATGTCGATAAACTCGTAAGCGAGGTAATGGATGGCGAGTAAAGATGTCAGGGCTGGCGGTGCATACGTTGAATTCTCCCTGCGACGCAAGGGTCTGGAGCGATCACTGCGTGAGATCGGCAGCAGGCTGAAGAAGTTCGGCGGGCAGGTGCGGCAGATCGGCGCCGGGCTTACTGCGGCAGGCGCCGGGATCTCCGCGCCGTTCATCGCTTCTCTGTCGATCTTCAGGAAGTACGGCGACGCACTGGACAAAACCAGCAAGCGCACTGGCGTGGCTGTATCTTCGCTCGCAGAGTTGCAATTCGCCGCAGAGCAAAGTGGCTCCAACCTCGAGACGTTTGAGAAGGGACTCAAGACAGCGCAGCGGTCGATCTATGACCTGGGGCGCGGGCTGTCCACACAAACGGATGCGTTTGCTGAGTTGGGTCTTACGTTCAAGGATCTGGATGGACTCAGCCCAGAGGATCAGTTTACGCTGATCGCTGACAGGTTGGCGGGCATCGAGGATCCAAGTAAACAGGCGGCGCTGTCGATGGTGCTGCTCGGACGTGCGGGACAGCAGCTTGTGCCGCTCATCAAGGAAAGCGGCAAGGGGGTCGATGAGTTGCGGCAGCAGTTCCGAGACCTGACTGGAGGCATTGACGATGAGGCTGCGGCATCAGCCGCCAAGTTTGGCGACACCCTGAACGCACTCAAGACGCAGATCAAGATCGTCGCCTTTAACATCGGCGGCGCTCTGGCGCCTGCACTCACGTCAATCGTGGAAAAAACGCAGCCCATACTGAGGACTGTGATCGACTGGGTTAAGGAGAACGGCAAGCTGATCGCAACCGTCGCACTGGTTGGCGTGGCTATCACAACCCTAGGCGTCACGTTCGTCGGCATCGGAACAGCCATCGGCATCGCGGGATTTGCCATCGCATCGTTTGGTGCAGTGCTGTCCGCAGTGCTGTCACCGATCGGTCTACTGATCGCGGCGATCGGACTGGCTGGCGTGGCGTTCGTCAAGTTTACCGACACGGGCGGCGCTGCGGTGGATTACATCAAGAGCAAGTTTGGAGAACTTTTCAAGGTAGTGCAGGCAACTCTGGGCGGCATCCGCGACGCATTTGCTGCTGGCGACATCGCACTCGCTGCTGAGATCCTGTGGACGAGTCTGAAACTTGTGTTCTTCCTTGGCACGCAGGATCTGATCAAGAAAGCCATCGAGATCAAGAAGGGCTTTCTGGTGGCGATGACCGAGACAACCATCGGCGTGGTGGCGGAGGGATCCAAGCTTTACGCCGGGCTACAGAAGGTCTGGAACAACGTGAAGGCAGGCGCGAAGAGTCTATGGGAGAACCTAAAGGGCGACGCATCCGAAACGTGGAACCTCATTCGGAACCAGGCAAGCCGCGCCGGGAACTTTATCAAGGGTGCGCTGGATGACAGCTTTGATGTGAGTGCGGCAAACGATCAAGCCGACAAGCTGTTCACCGATCGACAGAACGCATCTCAGAAGCAGCGGAAGGATGCACTTGCGTCCATCGAGGAGCAGCGGAAGGCAAGGATCAGCGAGATCGAGGACGAAGCGAAAGCTAGGGAGAGTGCGATCCAGAGTTCGCTGGCTACCGAACTCGATGCGATCAATAAGGCAGAGGACGCTGAGAAGGCAAGGCTAGAGGCTACGCTTTCGGGACTCAAGGAGAAGCAGAAGCAGCTTCTCGATGATGCGGCCAAGGCGGCAGGCAAAACCAAGTCCGAGATCGAGGACGCATCCAAAGAGAATGAGAAGATCGAGCAAAAGCGGCAGGAGACGCTGAAGATGGTGGCGGATGGCGCTGGTATCACGTCCAGCTTTACAATCCGGGCACTTGGCGCCGACGATATCAACAAGAAGATCCTGAAGGCTGGCGAGGATCAGGTTGAACAACTTAAGAAGCTGCGCGAGGATATGCGCATAATGCCCGGCACATGGCCTGGAATCGTAAGCTAAGGGAGTAACGCATGGCAATCGAAGAACTAAGATCGGAACAACTCAGCGCAAAGTCGGC